AACTACAACTTCAAATCTCTCAAAGTATTTTCTTTCAAGTTTGTAGATAGATTGCCAAGTGGTAATAATAACTTGATTCTTAGTTTCTCTTTCTCTACCACCATAAATTTTGTGGCAATAAGATCCAACGTCCCATCCATAGTCTGCAAAGTCCTTATACATCTGTTCCACAAGAGATGTGGTCGGAACGATGATTAGTGTATCTTTGCCTTGCTCAACGTAATATCTAACAACTGAATAAATCATCAATGATTTGCCAGATCCAGTTGGGGATACAATGAGTCTTCTATTGCACTTCAGAGCGTCGTAGACCGCTTGAATCTGGTAGTCTCTAGGTTTGTGTACAGAGATCTTCGTCATATAGTCTTTGACGCCCTCGTAGGAGATCATCTGATTTAGATCAATCGGATGACCGTAATATTTGTTATCTTCAAATTCGTACTTATATCCGTGATCGTCACAAAATCTCAGCAGCTTATCCAAGAGACCAATGTAGATCTCTCCTGTCTGAATATTGAACAATCGGATTTTTCCGTCCCACCATCTGTTTCGATATTGGGGCATATACTTTGCCCCCTCAACATCAAAAGTAAATTGATCAGATAGTTCGTGTTTAATGTGTGGTTCAGTCTTTATCCTAAGAAAGACTTCGTTCTTCTTAGAAATAATCAAATCAGACATATATTAAAGGATTCACCTAAAATATTTAGTCGTCTACTTGAAACTTATATTCTAAAACCATTCTGTAAAAGAAATCCTTAAGCATTACCAATCTTTCTTGCTCGTAAGGATCTCCTCCAGGCCATTTCTCTAAATGAAAGCAAATCGACTTATATACAGCATACGTATCTGTAATGTCTAATTCTATCGACACAAATGGTAAATCGTCTTGCCAATTACTATCGTAGTTTTTATCCATTACATACCTGCTTGAAACTTCATCCAGTCGATTGCATTTTTGATTGCATAATTTCTATTCGATAAAGACTTGATAATTTCTTCCAAATAACGAAGCATTGTATCATAGTATTTAATCTTTAGGTCAACTTGACTTACTTTTCCATCAGCCGACATATATCTTGTCAGTGCTTCTTTATCTCTAACTTTATATGGAAAAGGTTCCTCCTCATATACATCTGGATCAGCCTTTCCAGTGTAAAAGACATGTCTCTCCAGATAAACTCTATTATATGTTTCTTTAGCCCTCTCCCTTAGCAATAAAGTTGTATTGTACAGTTCATAATATTTCGCATGAAGTTGTGAAGTTTTTAGTGATTCATTTGCCAAATCGTCTTTGTCGATTTCAGAATCACGAGTCCACATCTTCTGGATGTCATCAAGATTCATAAATTAGTTCCACGTAAATTAGTCACTTCATATAGAGTATACTTGAAAACCACCTGAGCTGTAAAGTATTCCTCACTCTGTAGTTTACTATCAAATTCAAGTCCCGTCAAACTGACTGGAAATAGGTCTTGGAAATTAATTTTAAAATTAGGTTTGAAATTGCTGTTTAGAACAACTAGAGTTCCATCCGAAAACTGCTCTTGTGGAT